TGATGTAGGAGATGCAGAAGATGCTGATTCAGTACAAATACAAATAGCATCAGATCAAATTAATGAGATTAGACATTTAACTTCATCTAAAACATTAGAGATATTTACAAGTACAGGAGAGTTTTTTTTAAAACCACAAGTATCTAAACCTATTACACCAACAGATATACAAATAATTAGACAATCAAGTTTAGGATGCCAACAAAAAGCTATGCCAAAACGATTTGATGGTGCTACTATATTTATTCAAAACAATGGTAAAACAGTAAGAGAGTTTTTTTTTAATAGCGGAACTGAAGAGTTTACCGCAAATAGTATTTCTTTGCTTAGCTCCCACTTAGTAAATACACCTGTTGATACTGCAACCATTACTTCTATAGGAGAAAGAACTGAACAGTTTTACTTCTTAGTAAATAATGATGGTACAATGGGTGTGTTTACTTCGCAACGAGCAGAAAAAATAGCAGGATGGGTATTATGGAATACAGATGGAAACTATGAATCTGTAGCTTGTACTACTGGAAATGTTTATGTTTCAGTTAAAAGAACTATAAATGGTTCAGATGTTTATAACTTAGAACAATTTGCTAATACATCTTTTGATGTACCTACTGATTGTACTATAACAAAAACTATATCAGGAAGTTATCAACCTCATGGTTCTCCAAGTGTAAATGGTGCAGTATCTTCATCAACAACATTAGTAGTAGATGGATTTACAAATGCTCCAAGCCAAGGAGAAACATTCCAATTTGGAGGAACTGGTACAACCTACACAATACAAAGTGCAACTGCTACGAGTAATAGTGGAGAATATACAATAGTTATTAACACAGCAGTAACACAATCTAATAACACAACCTTACAATTTGTTACGAGTAAAGTATTTTCAGGTTTAAATTCTACCCCTGATTTAAGAGGTAAAACTGTATTTGCTACTTCAGGATCAACTGAGGGTGGCAATATATTTTACTTTGGAGATGGTGTAGTAGATTCTAGTGGGAATGTTACTTTTGATACGCCTATTAGTGCTTGTGATATAGGATTATTATATTCTCCTGTAGTACATACATTACCAATAGATGCTACTATTCAAGGTGGACAACTTACTGGTCATCCTAGAAAAATAGGTAAAGCAATAGTAGAGTTATCTTCAACTTATAATATACAAATAAATTCTAATGATGTAATTCTAAATACAGTTTCATTAAATACATCTAATGGTATTACAAGTTATACAGGAAAAAAAGAGGTTTATGTGTTAGGTTATAGTTTAGAACCAAATTTAGAAATTAGTCAATCTGTTCCAGTACCTATGAGGATATTGGGATTAACAACTGAGGTATATTACTAATGTGTCATCCAGCAGTATTTACAGCAATGGGAGCAACTACAACAACTGCCGCAACTTTAAGTGCAGTTTCAACAGTAGCTATTATTGGTGGAACTACAATGATGAGTTTGCAACAGCAGAAAGCATCTATGAAGATGCAACAACAACAAGCTGAGTTTCAAAAAAAACAATTTAAAATGCAGGCAGATGCGGCTGAAATAGAAACTGTCCAAGCTGAAAATGATAGAAAAAGAAAATACCTAACTAAATTAAATGAGAATAGAGCATTGTTTAGTAAGATGAATATAACAACAGATTCTGCATCCTATCGTGCTTTCTTAAAAGCAAATAAAGAAGTTATGAAAAGAGATGTACAAAGACTAAAATTACAAGGAACAGAAAAAAGATTAGCCGCTATGTATGGTGTACAACAAGCAGACCTTACTGGTCGTATGGCTAAAGTACAATACAAACAAGGTGTAGCAAACACAGTAGGTAGATCATTACTATCAGCTAATAAACTATATGGAGAAATAGCATAGTGGCTTTAAAAAAAGAAAATCAAGAAGTTACTTATTCAGATAGAATAGGTGTTAATAGAGGTGCAGGTTTTGATTTTGGAGCAAGAGTATTTCA